CGCGGCGATGAGAAAGGGGGGTACAATTTGCGGACCCCCCTCCCCCCCTATGTCTTTATGTTTCTTGAATCACTTTTCGATAGAGACCAAGAACGTTCTCGCGTGCGATCTCGTCGATCGCATCTTGAATCGCTGCTTCCTGATCAGCATCGGAGAGCTGATCTGAAGTGTTGACCACTCTAGCGAGGAAGGCCGTTGTTTTGTAGCCCATGGTCTCATCAAAAGCAAACCATTCGTCCCACTGTGTGAAGGGATTGAATGGATTGTCGACAGTAGTGAGCATGCTTTGCGTCGTCATCGTTCTACCCTCCAAGTCCTCTCTTAAGAGTGGTCAGTGAGACACCAAGAGCATCTGCTACTTCGGCTTGGGTGTACCCAGAAGCCAACATTGCTCGTGCTCTAGCTTCCTTAGCAGAAGTCATCAACAAGTCCACCTTAGGAGTGGCTAGCTTTTTGACTCTATCCAGATCAGCATTAGATAGAATCTTATCAAGCTTAGTATGACTGATGGCGCCTGCCTGTATAGCGGCCCATTCTGCATCGGTGATCTCAATTCGATGCTTCTGGGCGCCGGTTCTATTACGAGCTCTCTGTAGCTCTCTTGATTTGAGTTTCTTGACCTCGTCTGCTTCCATGTCCGGGTGGGCTTGCCGTTTCTGGTGGACAGCGGCATTCGCTATGACCTGGGCTTGTCTTTCTAATGGCGCGTTTCTAAGAGCAATTCTTAGCTTCGCATCCAGGTCTGCCACTTCCTTGTGATAGGCGGCTTTAGCAGAAGGAGACCAATCAGCAGTCTTAGTGTGAAGCGATGCTAGCCTAGCTTCTCTAGCCAAAGCCTTCAACCTATTCGAGTGGTCTGCATAGACCTTCTCTATTGGTGTGCCTGAGGATAGCTTGTGTGCGTTGTCTTCCTCAGCAAGCTTGGTAGAGCGCTCGGTCTTTAGTACTACTCGACCTTGTTTGTTTATGAAGGTCGTTCCCGTTTCATTGAAAACTTTCTTTCCGGTTTTAGGATCAATCCGGAACGATTGCTTCCTTTCAAGAACGTCCTTCCTCGCCGATGCCCTAGAGATCAGTGTTGCTGCACCAGCATTACCTTTGCCTTGGTACTTGGCCTTGAGTTGAGCAATTCCATTGTCCTTGGCAGAGGCTTTCCAGTCGAGGTTGTGTTTCTCCGCATCGATGACCACCATTGAATGCCGAACTGCTCGAGCTAGCTCGGCGGTACTAGCGCCTCGGATGGTCATGTCTGTGATTAGGTTGGAAACGTTACCCATTTCAAACGCCTTTTGTCTAGGCGTCATCCTTGGCATTCCAGGGTAGTGAGGGTAAGACGCTTGAGGATCGAAATCTTTCAAGCCGGTGAGAGCAGGCGCATGCTTAACTCGACCTTGATTGTTAGGTATTACTATGACCGTGTCGCCATCGAAGTCAGCACCAGATAGTTTCTTCGCCACGTTATGGTTAATACCAATAGCGTCTGGTGCGTTACCTAGAAGCTTCTTTGCTTCGGGCTGACGGTTGTTCACGGTAAGTTCAGGAATCTCGAATACTCCGCCGTGTGGATGGCGGATAAGAACGACACGTTCGCCATTCTTATAGTTGGGCGCGTAGACTTCATTCTCCCGCATCGAGTTGATTGGGAGAATAACGTGGTTGGCTTGACGAGGAAGATGGGCCGCCGCTAGATGAACTGCCGAAGAATCAGCATCGTCTGCAAAAGCATCCAGCAGACGCTTCTTAACTGCAGGATTGGTCAATGACATGATCTCATTGAACTGCCTCTGTTTTTGATCAAATGTCATGTCGAGCTGCGACTTAGCAAGAGCCGGACTTTGCTTCGACAGCATCTGAGAAGAGAGACTACGGGACCACGTTTCCCATCGACCTTCTTCATTGACTATGTTCATGGCACCATGCTGACGACTAATAGTGGCACCGAATGGGCTGTCTGGATCACTGCTCAACGGTTTCATTGCGTCTAGCTTATGGCCAGTGTCGTGTTTGTTTGTGTTGAAGACGATGTCGGTGCCAGGAGGAAGGTCGTCTTTGTACATCGCCATGCCTTTAAGGTAATGCGTGCCATCTACGGCAATGCGAACCTGAGCATAACGAGACTTCCCCATGGAAAGATCATTGACGCCTGGACGAATGTAGATCACACCGTCAGCTTCTGAGCCGCCTTGATTAGCGTACCGAACAGCGATCCTCTTAGAGCTAACAGATCGAGGAGCCCTTATAGAATCGAATGATCGACCCCCGTCTTCACTGAAATCAGCGATACTCTTGATATTGTCGCGATTCCGGAAGACCTCCGAATAAGTCACGCCTGGTGCAGCGAGAACTTTCATCGTAGTCTGTTTGCCTGTGCCCAGCTGCTCGACTTTGACGTAATGAACGCCGTAGCCCTCTTCTCTCAGAGCAGCCAAAGCAGTCTTAAGCTTAGTTTCGCTGATGCCCAAAGGAATGTGGTGCTCGCTTCCAGCACCGACGTCCACAAAAGATTTCTTAGCAACTTGATCCTTGAGCATGGACGTTGTCGCGGCGAGGATGTTGGCTCGATCTTTCTGACCAGGAAGCAATAGAGCTCGAACTGATGACTCATTCAGCGCCATCCTTTGACCAATGGCTATGTTTGAGTAACCTTTATCTTTCAAGCGTTGAGCCTGATTGATCTGCTCTTGCTTCTGTTGGTTTTTAGCGATCGAACGAAGAGCGCGAAGTTCTGTCGTCGTCATACCGAAGCCACCGGCGATTTCAGTTTCGCTCATCCCTTTGCTTCGTAGGTCATCGACCATGCTTAGGAACGATCGATTTCGAGTACTGACGTTTCCACCCGAACCCCAGGGATAACGGCCGGAACGCCGAAGAATCCCGTAGTGTGCCAGATAAGCTTCTTCATCCAGGATCAAGACGTCACCTCCGCCTTCAGCTCGTTGATTCGTTTATCGAAGATCCGAATTCGATCCATGACCAGAAAGATATCTCCTGGTTCTGGTATCTCGAGTTTCACGTTGTTGTTTTGGTAGATGCGAAGTTCGATTGCTATCTCGTTCGGCTTGAAGCGGTATTCCAAGCAGAAGAGTGCAGCGTAGACTCTAAGCTGAGCCATCGAGACTTCATTTACGCCGGTCTTAAGATCGTGAATCCGAAGGGTGTTGTTACGAAAACCAACACAGTCCGCATGGCCATAGCAGTTGTCCGAGTAATAAAGAATCTGCTCGGGTGTCATGCCATAGCCAATGGCGTCGTTAACGTACATGTTGATCGTCGATCGAAGATCTGGAAGTTTGATTCTCAGTCGAATGGCGTCGTGTGCGAAGGCATGGAATTCGATTCCACGACGAGCGGCTTGAGCGGCGAAGAACACTCGGTCAAGCTTATCTTCCTCGTAATTTACCCAGGCGGGAGAGCTGGGGCTGAGGAACGCATGCGTGCCCACGAGATTCGAGCGTGTATTGAATTGCATCGAGAATTTCCTCTTCGTTCTCGGGATAGATTGCAGCGGCGAAAGACATCTCGTTCATCTTATCGATGTAGTAGAGTTGATTCGGTCGATACGGCGCAGTTTCACTTCGCTTGACTTCTAAAGCAAACCAGAACCAACCGATAAGAACGAGAAGATCCGGAATCCCCTGACGAAGATTCGGATTGTTAATAATCACCAACGACCCCGGGAAGCGTTTCTCGATTTCTTGGCGAAGGTGGGTTTTGTAAGCTCTTTCTAACGCTGTTTCTGTCATCGTGCCTCCAAACAAAAAAGAGACAAATGATAGGAGGCTTACTCTACCCCTTCTATCATAAGCCTGGTAGAATCGACTACTTAATATGATCTAGGTCAAAACGCAGAACTGTTGGCGAGTAGGCCAAACTGTTTCTCGAGTTTCTGCACGAGACGAATAGTTCCACGCTTGAGTATAGATCTCGGCTGCAATGAGCCCGAATTGCATAGCAGCTTCGTGCGGACTTGGAAAGACAATGTTCGTCCTTACATCCATCACTGGAGGCTGGTTTATTGGGTTCTCGAATTGTCGATGATAGCGAAACGCAAACCATCGAGGACGCCAAGCCAAGTTAAGTACTTGGTTATCGGTTCGATCGCCGTTCAGGTTGATAGGGGTGTCGAAAGATGGATGTGGTTTCCGAATAAATGCTTCGGCAACCAATTTGGAGATGGCTCTTGTCGAATACTTGCCATTTCCTCGATAGAGCGAAACGTATACCGTTCCCTGTTGATTCATTTGAATGGTAAGGACGCGACCCTCAGCATTGCGAACCGCGCCAAAGGTATCGATCGTGTAATGATCGAATCCTGGGATCGTTTTCCTTCTCGTGTCCATTTTATGGCTTTGTTCCCTTTCATCCACATCTTGCCAAAAACCAAAAATTTTCGAGAAAAACTTTTTTAAAAACGCGTTTTCCATATAGTGTGTTTACTATACTATATTAAGTTGCTCGCGTACAAAAAGTTTTTGCTCTAGGATTTGGCTTTTTGGCAGAATCTCGCCGAAATCGTGCCCGTTTTGTTATACTTGATTATATTGCATCCACCCTGGCCCGACTAATCCTTAATTGACCGGATAAAGAGCGATTCGTTAAAATTCTGCTTCGCCCGTAGACTTTTTGCCACTGCGCGGTCAATCAAGCTCTCCGACACCAGCGCGTAGTAATACAAGACCGAAAACGGAGTGTTTAGGCGATCGGTCCTACCATGTGCCTGATGCCAGTTTTTGTACGAATACGTGAGGCTGTAGAAACACGTCGCGTCCGTAGCGATACAGTTCCACCCCTCGGAACCGGCGACATACTGAACGAGATAAAGCCACCGATCAGTCTCCGGAATCGGCTGGTGTTTGTGGCCGTTCCACTCGGCGATCTGGAATTTCGACCCGCTTTCCGTCGATGATTTCGTACGCTGTGATTTTGAGATTGCTTGGTTCCCCTTCGACCCGGCGGCGCCGCGACTCGTCGAGGGCTGGCCCCATTTCTTCAATGAGGTTTTCGATTCCGTTGATTCCCATGTTTTGCTCCCTAATGTTCTCAGCATTTCCAGCTCGTAGTCGAAGTTGTAGAACACAATCAGGCGGCCATGCTCCGCTAATAACTTCGTAACCGCTTCTAGTCGCGAAGCGTCGGAATTGACAACCCTCCTCATCACAGAGAATAGTTCCGCTGCGTCCCTCAAGGGTCTGTTCTCGTAAACATGCCATCGATCTTTCACCACCCTTTCAAATTTGTGTCGATCGTAGTCGACGACGATGTCCTTAAGCTCGCGGCGAGTGGTACGTACGTATGGCATCTCTACTAAAAGTGCCTCACGTTGGCGTACAAGGCGATTAACGCCTACGTAGTGATCTATCTTGGGAAAACTGGTGTACGGTTTATAAACAACGTGTTCCCGTTTAAACTCACTTCGGTTTCGATACCATCCGTTTGCAATGAATACCGGAATGTAATCGAGCCACGTATCTCCGGGGGTAGCGCTG